TTGAGTCATTTATGAATATGGGTTGGAAAGAAGAAGCAGCCCAAACAATAAAATCTTCTTCAAAAAAAATAACTAAAAACGAGGTAAAAGAAAATGGCGATACATAAAGGAAGTGAAGGTACAGTTCATGTTGGATCGGATGCTGTAGCTGAAATTAAGTCTTATTCTGTTGAGGAAACTTCTGATACAGTTGAAACAACATCTATGGGTGATGCTGCTAGAACTCATTTAGCATCATTAACATCCTTCTCAGGAAGTTTAGATGTTTTTTGGGATGAAGTAGATACAGCCCAAATAGCATTAACTGTTGGCACAAGTGTAACTCTTAAATTCTATCCAGAAGGTACTGCAAGTTCTGCTAAGTATTATTCAGGTACAGCTATTGTAACTGGTGTTACAAGAAGCGCATCTTTTGATGGAATGGTTGAAGCTAGTATTTCTGTTCAAGGAACAGGCGCTTTAACATTAGCGACAGCATAGAGCAATGTCAGTCATAGATAACGCAAAGAAGCATTTTGACAGCTTGGAAACAAGAATTATAGAAGTCCCTGAGTGGGGAGATGACGAAGATAGTCCTTTAAAGATTTATTGCAAGCCAATTACTCTTTCAGAGACTTCTAAATTCATGAAACTAGCGCAAGATGACGATGTACAGCTTTTAGCTTATGTTTTAATTTATAAAGCATTAGATGAATCTGGTGAAAAGTTATTTACTATCGCTGATAAAAAAACCCTATTGGAGAGGGTTGATAGAGATGTATTAATTAGAGTTTCTAGCGAAATGATGAACAATGTTTCGCAGGAAGAAGTTAAAAAAAAGTAACAGAAGATAAGCAGCTATATTTAAAATATGCTTTAGCTGAAAAACTTAATAAGACCTTGGCTGAGTTAGAGGAAATAACAGTTGAGGAATTTCAAGGCTGGTTAGCTTATCTTGAGATAAAGGAAGAAAACAATGGCACTAGGTAAGTTAGCATATAAGATTGATTTATTAGCAAATAATAAATCTGCTGGTGCTTTAGGCAAATTTAAAAAAGACATAGGCGGAGTTAATAACGTAGTAACTCAACTTGGCCAAACTTTAGCTGCTGCATTTAGTGTAAGAGAGATTGTTCAGGCCGCCAACGTAATGATTGGCGTTGAGAACAGAATGAACGCCTTAACTGGTAGTGCTACTGAGACTGGAATTGCAATGGATCACATGCGTAGAATTGCTAGTGATTCCAGGTCTGATTTTGATGCTGTAGCAATGTTATATACCAGGTTAGCACTAGCAACAGAGCATTTAGGCGCAACTCAAAGAGATGTAGCTAATGCAACACAAACAGTTGCTAATACCTTTATTATCGCTGGTTCACATGCTCAAGAGGCAAATAACTCAGCTAGACAGTTAGCTCAGGGTTTAGCTTCTGGCGCATTGAGAGGTGATGAGTTACGTTCAGTTATGGAAAACAATACCATCCTAACAAAAATGTTAGCCGATGGTTTAAACATGACTATTGGTGAGCTTAGAGAGTTTGGTCATGCAGGTAAACTTACTGCTGAAACAGTAATGCCAATTCTTATACAAGGCACAAAAGAAACTAACGAGCAAATATCAAAAATGCCTATGACACTAGGGCAAGCTGGTGTTGCTTTGCGTAATAATTTCCAATTTATGATTGGAGATATACAAAAAGGAACTGAAGGATTTTCAACACTAAGTGCTATTGTTGGCAAATTTGCTGTAAGTATTGATCTTGTATTAATTCCAGCAGTTATATTATTAACAGCAGCTATAGGTAAAGCGACTTTAGCAATGTTAGCTTTTAGGGCTGCAAATCCAGTAACAGCTTTAGCTATTGCATTTGTTGCAGTTTTAACCGTTTTTTATGTTTTTAGAGATGAAATAATACATGGGTTTAAGATGGTGTTCCATCAAATAAATATAGCTGCAAAAAAATTAAAGTTAGTATTTTTGAAACTTTTTAAATCAATAAATGATGGTTTTATACTTCCTATTAGAAATGCATTTAGAGGTACAGCTAACTTTATTTTTACAATAATTAATACTGCTATAGAAAATGTTAATAATGTTATAGATAAATTGCCAAACAGAATAAAAAACAGGCTAGGGATAGACAATTTACCCAAAATAACATTACTAGATAATCTTGTACCTGAAGATGGTGTATTAACCGAAAAAATAAATAAGACAGCTAACAAAATAGAAGAACTTAGTAATAAGGTTATTAAAAAAGTCAAAAGAAGATCAATCTTAGATTTAATGCTAGGGCGTGATCCTAATGATCCTGATGCAGATGATGGAACTGGTTTTACTCAATTAACTGCTTTAGAAAAATTTTTAAAAGATGCAGAAGATGGTTATAAAAAATTCTCTGCAAGCATAAAAACAATGCAAGAAGAACTACAGGGTGTATTTAAAAAATCTTATGATGGCTTAACTAATCTAACTATGGATTTNTTAGAGAAAGGTAAAGCTAGTTTTAAAGATTACGCAACTAGCATAGTTAAAGAATTAATGAGAATAGCAGTACAAAAACTGCTTATTGATANAATGTTTGCATCATTTGGCGCAACATTATCAAGAATTAGAGATGATGTTACGGCTGAAATGGNTTGGAGAGATATTACTGGCGGTGGTGCTGGTTTTGATCCTTTTACAGACACCTTTGCTGGTGGTGGTTATACAGGTAATGGTGCTAGAGCTGGTGGAATTGATGGTAAAGGCGGTTTCCCAGCCATACTACATCCCCAAGAAACAGTTATAGACCATGCTCAAGGACAAAATCAGGCTCAAGTACAAAGCATGAACGCAACAGTTAATTTTAATATATCAACAGTAGATGCAGCAGGTTTCGATGAATTGCTTGCATCAAGAAAAGATTTAATAACTTCTATTATCAATAGTGCAATGAATAATAGAGGAAGAATGGGAGTTACATAATGAGTGATATATTTCCAACAAATCCAAATTTTCAAGCTTTAGATTTTAAAGATAATAGACCGTCATTAATGAATCAAACCTTATCTGGTAAAAGGCAAATAAGGCAAATAGGCGGTCAATATTTTACTTTTACAGTTTCAATGCCACCAATGGAACGTGTTGATGGACAGGCTATATATGCGTTTTTACAAAAACAAAAAGGCATGATTAATACATTTAAAATTGGTTATCCTTTAGATAATTTAGGCGCTTCTAAATTAGAAACCGATATAAAGGTAGTTGGCATACAGTCTGCTGGCGATGCAAATATTGCTTCTGATGGCTTCTCTCAAACCACTAATGCACTAAGAGCTGGCGATTTAATTAAATTTGCCAATCATACAAAAGTTTATATGGTTACAGATGATATTACAGCTAGTGGTGGATCAGCTTCTATTTTAATATCACCGCCACTAGTAGCTGCTGTTGCAAATGATGAAGCTATAACAGTCAACAAACCACAATTTACAGTTTATTTAACAGGAGACACATCGTATACAACAAATGCAACAGGGTTCTATAACATATCATTTGAAGTACGAGAGGTGGTAGAGTAATGGGCAGGAGCTTATCTACAGCTCTGCAAGCTCAAGTTTCAGCAGAATCTAACAAAATTGCTTTTCTTGTTGAGCTAAATCTATCAACAGTTATTAGAGCTACAGACTTTTATACAGACATAGTTTATGACTCAGAAAGTTATCAAGCTGGTGGCTCTTATCTAGCAGTAGATACAACTCAAGAAACAGGCGAACTAAAAGTAGATGAAATTAATATAAAATTTTCTAATGTAACAAATGAGGTTAGAGCATTAATTGATACTGGTGCTTATGTAGATAAATCTGTAAATGTTTATATAGCCTTTATGGATTCTAGCGATGCTTTAGTTGGTGCTATCAATTACTTTACAGGCAAAATTAGATCAGTCTCTATAGCTGAAAGCAATACAGAATCCGTAATTAGTATTGTAGTTGCTAATCATTGGAGTAATTGGAATCTTAGTAAAGGCAGACATTATTCAGACGAATCTCAGCAAAACTTTTCTTCAGGTGATAAAGGTCTTGAGTATGCAACACAAACTAAATCAGACGTAAGGTGGGGTAGCTAATGCTTGGAATATTTAAAACTATAGGTAAAGCTATTGCTAAAGAGTGGGGAAGATCAATGGTTGCAAAAGCAATAATGGTCTTTCAGGGCGCTACATTAGCTATCGGAATTAAAGGCTACTTTCAAGCAAGAAACTTGCTTGCTAAAGGTCAGGACATACTTGCAAACAAAACAGCAGCAGGCGGAAAGATACCTGTTATCTATGGTAGACGTAGAGTTGGAGCGCAAATTGTATATATGGACACCGCTTCAAATAGAAGTAAGGATTTATTTATTGTCTANGCTTTATCNGTTGGTGAGTGTGAAGAAATAGAAGGAAGAACAATAGAGCTTGACGGCAATCCAATTACTGATCCAAATAGATTTAGAGATGGTTGGTATATAGGTTCAGATAAATCACAAAACAACAATCAATATCCGTACCCATTAAACAATGCTTCGCAAATAGGTACTAATAATGGCTCTGCTAATGCTGGTAGTAATGGTACTGATAAAACCAAAAGATACAGAGCTGTNTTTAATCTNCATCATGGNGCAGCCACACAAACTGCTGATCCAATGCTTAGAGCTTCAGTAGGTAGTCAATGGACTACAGCGCATAAATTAAATGGCATAACTTACATAGCTGCAT